CTGTTCAGAATGGACGTAAACTCAAAGTCCCTGACTATTACACAAACTTACTTGCAAAATCTGCTCCTGCGATGTATGATTCCATCAAGCAGGGCCGGCGCCTCATGGGTGAACGCTTCCGAAAACGGGAAGCTTATCTTAAAACACCCATCGACTCGTTCCGGCTTAAAGAGCGAGGGGAAGTCCTCGCGATACGTCTAAACCAACAAAAACGGAGTTACGAAAATGATCCTCAGAGTCTTCAGCGTGTATGATTCAAAATCTGAAAGTTATGATATGCCTTTCTATACTCGCATGTCTGGCGACGGTATACGGATGTTTTCCGACGCAGTTAAAAGCCCAAAATCACGCTTCAACGCACACCCCGGAGACTACACATTATTCGAAATCGGTATCTTCGACGATAATAAAGGTCTCCTCGTCGACAATAATGCCCATATTAATCACGGCAACGGCTTACAGTATGTTAATGAAACCAAAACCGTACAAGCCTTTCCGAAAATCGAAATAACAGAGGCCCCCCAATGAATTCAGTGATGGTTCACGACTTCGCTAAGGTTCCCCCGGCAGAAATTCCTCGTTCTCAATTCGACCGCTCCCGCGGTCACCTCACTACGCTACAGATGGGGGAGATCGCCCCCGTCTATCTCGCGCTCGCTTATCCAGGGGACACCTTCAATCTAAATATGAAAGCCTTCGGGCGGTTGGGGACCCCAATCAAACCCCTTATGGATAACATGTGGGTCGATTTTCATTTCTTCGCTGTTCCCTTCAGACTTTTGTGGGATAACACAAAACGTTTCTTTGGGGAACAGGCCAACCCGACGGACTCCACTGACTTTTTAGTGCCGCAGGTTACTGCTCCAACGGGCGGATTTCAAACTGGTTCTATTGCCGATTATTTCGGCTTTCCCGTCGGAATAGAAAATATTTCTGTTTCGGCTTTGCCCTTCCGTGCTTATAATCTTATTTGGAATGAATGGTACCGGGATCAAAATCTACAATTGTCGGCGATCTTTACAAAAGACGACGGACCGGATCAAATGAATGCTTATCCTATTCTCCGACGGTCTAAGGCGGCCGATTTTTTCACCACCTGCCTCCCGTTCGCACAGAAAGGGGACGAGGTCGTTGTTCCTATTGGTTCGCAAGCGGTTGTAAATCGCTTTGACAATGCTCCTGCGTGGCGTGTGTATGTTGAAAACTCAAACACAGCTCCGGGAAACACGGATATTGTTTCCCAGGATGGATACCTTCAAAGCTATACTGGGTCTGTATACTCTAAACTTAGTCTCGCACCTTCTCAGGGTCTTTATGCTGATCTTACTTCTGCCGAGGCTATGTCGGTTAATGCATGGCGTGAGTCCTTCCAACTTCAAAAACTTCTAGAACGTGACGCCAGGTCCGGTTCCAGGATGACTGAGGTAATCCGTGCCCACTTCGGCGTTTTATCAGAGGACGCCCGCCAGCAACGGCCCGAATTCCTAGGGTCCGCACGTGCAAATATTAGCGTTCACCCCGTTGCGCAAACTTCCGGGTCTCCTGCTACGACCGGTTACACCGATACCCCTCAAGGAAATCTGTCTGGGTTCGGTACTCTTTCCGTCGAAAATGGTGGGTTTACCAAGACCTTCACCGAGTGGTGTGTCGTACTGGGGCTTGCAAGCACCAGAAGCGACCTTCACTATCAACAGGGGATCTGGGCCGAATGGTCCTACCGATCCAAATATGACTTCTACTGGCCGGCGCTTTCCCACTTAGGGGAACGCGCAGTCAAAAATAAGGAAATCTATGCTCAAGGCACTGCCGTCGACGATGAAACGTTCGGTTTTCAAGAACGCTGGGCGGAAGCAAAATATGACAAAAGCCTCGTAACTTCAAAATTCAACTCCAATGAGACAGGGGGAACCCCTCTCGATGTCTGGCACTTGGCACAGGACTTCGGTTCTCTTCCGACATTAAGCTCTCAATTCATTATCGAAAATCCACCGGACCGGTTCCTCGCTGTTCCTTCGGAGCCGCATATCTTGCTTGACTGTTATTTTAACGTCAAAGCGGCTCGACCGATGCCGGTCTACTCTGTCCCCGGAATGATCGACCATTTCTAATGTCTGATATGGATGCTTCAGTAGGGTTAACTGCTGGCCTTGGTGCCGCAAATGTATTGGGCGCCATGTGGGGCGCCTCACAATCTAAGAAAAGCGCACGTGAGCAGATGGCCTTTCAGGAACGAATGAGTTCTACGGCCTATCAACGCGCTACAGCTGACATGCGTGCTGCTGGTCTTAATCCTCTTCTTGCTTTCCAACAGGGCGGCGCTTCATCTCCAGCAGGTGCTGGTTACGAAGCCAGTGCTGGTATCGAAGGGGCTGTGTCTACTGCCCTTCAAGCACAAAGGCTTCGGAAAGAAATGCAAGTTATGGATGCGAATATTGAATTAATGAATGCAAATAAGAATAAAAGTAACGTCGAAGCTGGTCTTATGACTGATGCTCGTGGCGAAGCTGTATTCAAAGGGTGGTTATATAATAACGCTCGTGAGCTTCTCGAAAAACCAGTGGAAAAAGCTAAAACGTATCTTAAATCACCTGTTAAAACTATCCGAGAAGGATTCTTTGATTCAAATGCAAAAAAGGTTCCGAAAATACCGGAAACCTTAGATCGACGTTCAAAACTAGAAAGATGGCTATCAGGTCCCGGCTATGCGACATCTCCAATATCTGCCGGGTTCTACGGGAGATAAAATGCGAAAGAAAATAATCTTTACCGAACCTTCAATGACTATTCAAAGTGAGGCCGCTCAAACCGATATTAATTATATTATCGATCGCGCCCGGGTTACCGGCGCATGGTCTTCTAGGAATAAAAAAGAACCTATTTACATCGACTGTTCTACTGTCGGTGACTTTCAAAGTTCTTTGGAAAGGGTTCGAACAACTGAAAAAGCCTTTAATCAACTGCCTGCGGCCGTCCGTGATAGGTTCGGAAATAATCCCGTAAAAATGGTCGACTTCTTGCTCGACCCTAAAAATCGTCCAGAGGCTGAGCAATTGGGTCTCTTGAAACCCAAAAATGAGCAGGGTAATCCTGGCTCTAAACCTTCGGTGGAGCCTCCCTCCCAACCGAAATAATAGGAACAAAGTCCTACAATAGCCCCAGGGGTTAACCGTTCCCCTGGGGCTTTCTTATGCCCGGTTAGGGCTGTGCTAGTGTATATACTTGATCTCAACTAGCACAACTGACACCAAACCAACTCGATAAACAACAACAAAAAAACCTCGACGGAGATTTGACAAATGGCTAAAAATATGCTAGGTTTTAACAGCGGTTCTACTTCAGCGACAAAACAGTGCTTCACTTAGCCTCAAAACAAATCCCGTGAAGTTATGTTGTGGACCCACGGGAGTGGGTCTCTGAGAGCCACGGCCCCCCCCAGGGCCGGATGTTGGCTCTCTGAGAAACCACCAATGTTTCTGCGCGACAGCGCCCAAAGAACAAGTCTTATGGTTTGGTTCTAAATCTGCTGAAAAGGACTTCTATGTTCCGTAAAAAAATGAGTTTCAAACACAGCCGGAAGGTCTTCAACCGAGGCGCAAGAAATGTTAATCGAAAAAATTACGCTCCTCAGTCGACGAACGCAGGCCCCATGAGGGGCGGCATTCGTCTGTAGGTAAATGGGTTGTCATAACCCAATTGACGCATGGTCCGGCCCAATTTCAGCCAATGGGAAACGTCCATTGGTATTCAAACGGCCGGGCAACTTGTCAAAAGGGTTGCAGATAAGCTGTGGGCAATGTCTCGGGTGTCGACTAGAAAAAGGTCGTCAGTGGGCACTCCGATGTGTCCACGAGGCATCTCTACATACCGCAAACGCTTTCCTTACTCTTACCTATGACGATAGTCATTGTCCTCCAGACGGTTCACTTAATCTTTGCGATATACAGTTATTTCTCAAAAGGCTAAGAAAATCAATAGGACCTATTCGTTTCTTCCAGGTCGGGGAGTACGGGGACAAACTTCAGCGTCCCCATCATCACGCTCTGATCTTCGGTTACGATTTCCCCGACAAGGTCCTCTATAAAAAAACACCCTATGGGAACCTATCTATCTCGCCTCTTCTCTCTCGTCTTTGGCCCCATGGATTCTCTACTGTGGGCGATCTCACGCCCCAGTCGGCGGCGTATGTTACACGCTACGCGCTTAAAAAAATTACAGGCCAAAAGGCTTCAGAACATTATCAAGGGCGAAAACCAGAATATGTGACTATGTCTCGTCGACCGGGTATCGGTCGCGGCTGGTACGATAAATGGCAAAAGGATGTCTTCCCTAGGGACTATGCTGTTCAGAATGGACGTAAACTCAAAGTACCTGATTACTACACAAACTTACTTGCAAAATCTGCTCCTGCGATGTATGATTCCATCAAGCAGGGCCGGCGCCTCATGGGTGAACGCTTCCGAAAACGGGAAGCCTATCTTAAAACACCCATCGACTCGTTCCGGCTTAAAGAGCGAGGGGAAGTCCTCGCGATACGTATAAACCAACAAAAACGGAGTTACGAAAATGATCCTCAGAGTCTTCAGCGTGTATGATTCAAAAAGCGAAAGCTACGATCTGCCGTATTTTACTCGGCAGTCTGGTGACGGAATTCGGATGTTTTCCGATGTCGTCAAAAACCCAAAATCACGCTTGAATGCTCACCCTGGGGACTATACTCTATTTGAAATAGGTATTTACGACGACAATAAAGGTTTGCTCGTCGATAATAACGCCCATATTAATCATGGGAACGGCCTTCAATACATTAATGAAAATTCTACCGTCCCAAAAATTGAGGTCCTACAAGGGGTAAAAAATGAACTCAGTAATGGTGCATGACTTTTCTAAAGTTCCTCCTGCTGAAATTCCGCGATCTCAATTCGACCGTTCTCACGGGCATAAAACTACTCTCCAATTGGGAGAGATCGCCCCCGTTTATTTGGACCTCGCTTATCCCGGGGATACCTTTAATCTAAACATGTCGGCTTTTGGGCGACTTGCTACTCCCATCAAGCCCTTGATGGATAATATCTGGCTCGATTTTCACTTCTTCGCCGTTCCTATGCGTCTCCTCTGGGATAACTGGAAACGCTTCATGGGTGAACAAGCAAATCCAACCGACGCTACCGACTTTTTAATTCCTCAGGTTGTAGCCCCCGCTGGGGGCTTTCTAACTGGGGGTCTTGCCGATTACTTCGGCTTTCAAGTCGGGGTTGCTGGCGTTTCCGTCTCAGCTCTTCCATTCCGAGCGTATAATTTAATCTGGAACGAATGGTACAAATCACAGGACCTTCAAGTCGCCGCTATTATTAATAAGGGCGACGGTCCCGATAATATCTCGTCCTATCCTATTCTCCGACGTTCTAAAGCCCATGACTTCTTTACCTCTGCTCTTCCGTTCGCCCAAAAGGGCGACGAGGTCGTCGTGCCTATTGGTTCTCAAGCCACCGTTAATCGGTTTGATAACGCTCCGGCGTGGCGAACATATATCGAAAATACAAATACAGCACCGACGGACGGGTTCCTTAGCTCTCAGAGCGGTTACCTTGTTAAGGATGGAAATGGAAAACTAAGTCTTGCTCCGTCTCAGGGTCTTTATGCTGATCTCGCCTCTGGTGAGGCGATGTCTGTTAATGTCTGGCGCGAAAGCTTCCAACTTCAGAAACTTCTAGAAAGGGACGCACGCTCTGGAACTCGTTATACAGAGGTCGTGCGCGCTCACTTCGGAGTTGTTTCCGAAGATGCTCGTCAACAGCGCCCTGAATTCTTAGGATCTGCTCGCGCTACAATTACTATGAATCCCGTTACTCAAACTTCTCCGACGGCTGGGGACCCCGATACCGGGTATGCGAAAACTCCTCAAGGGAACCTTGCCGCCTTTGGGACTTTGTCCGTTCAAGGCGGTGGATTTACCAAGACCTTCAACGAACACTGTGTCGTGCTGGGGGTTGTCTCGAGCCGTTCCGACCTTCACTATCAAACTGGGATTTGGGCCGAATGGTCCTATCGTTCCAAATACGACTTCTACTGGCCTGCGCTGTCCCACTTAGGGGAACGCGCAATTAAAAACAAGGAAATTTACGCTCAAGGGACTTCCGTCGACGATGACCCGTTCGGTTACCAAGAACGATGGGCTGAAGCGCGCTATGCAAAATCAAAAATTACTGGTAAATTTAACTCCAATGAGACCGGCGGGACGCCTCTCGATATTTGGCACATTGCTCAAGACTTTGGGTCTCTTCCAACGCTTAGCTCTCAATTCATTGTCGAAAATCCGCCCATCGATCGTGTTATTGCTGTACCCAGCGAACCGCACGTTCTACTCGACTGCTACTTTAAAATTAAGGCTGCTCGGCCTATGCCGGTGTACTCCGTGCCGGGCATGATCGATCACTTCTAATGGACTCTGATATTGGCCTAACTGCTGGCCTAGGGGCCGCAAATGTGATGGGAGCCATGTGGGGCGCTTCTCAATCTAAGAAGAGCGCCCGTGAACAAATGGCTTTCCAAGAACGAATGTCCTCTACTGCTTATCAGCGGGCGACCGCTGATATGAAAGCCGCAGGCTTAAATCCTATGCTTGCATTCTCACAGGGTGGGGCCTCCTCTCCTGCCGGTGCTGGCTTTGAAGCCAGCGCAGGTATTGAAGGGGCGGTATCCTCCGCTTTGCAAGCTAAAAGACTTAAAAAAGAACTTGATGTAATGGATGCCAATATCGCTCTCATGGAATCCAACAAGAATAAAACAAACATCGAGGCCGGTCTGATGACCGATGCTCGTGGTGAAGCTGTACTCAAAGGCTGGATAGCCAACACCATTAAAGATATACTCGAACCTACTGCCGGCAGGCTCATTCCTACCCGTCGGTCACCGACGGAAACCATGAGAAACCGGCTTCAATCTAATGCAAAATACTGGGATCAAAAAGAAGAAGAAAGCCGTAAGGCGAAGACAATGCCTTCCTTCAAAGAATCCTCTATTTACAAATGGTTCTCAGGGCCGGGATCTGCACAACCTACCCGCGCCCCTCAATACTACGGGAGATAACATGCGAAAGAAAATCATCTTTAACGAACCTTCTATGACCGTTCAAAGCCAAGGGGCTGAAACGGATATCAATTACATAATCGAACGCGCTCGAAAGACGGGTTCGTGGACCTCCCGTAACACCAAAGAACCTATCTACCTGGATTGCGTGCCGCTTGGGGATTACCAAGCCTCTCTAGAACGCATCCAGACTGCGAATAACGCGTTTCTAGCGCTTCCGGCTACTGTCCGGGATCGATTCGCTAACTCACCTAACAAAATGGTGGAATTCCTCTTGGACCCTTCTAACAAAACAGAGGCCATTGAACTTGGCCTTCTTAAACCTCCGGCAGGGTCTGCTCCTGCCGCACAAACTCCAGAATCAAAGGATACGGCAAAGCCGTAATCCTGCATCTCCCTCAAACTGGTCGAAAGACCAAAAAGGCCCTCGGGTTACCGTTCCCGGGGGCCTTTTTTCATGTGTGCTAGTACTTATACTTGATCTCAACTAGCACAACTAACACCAAACCTATAACAAAAACAACATACAAAAATCCTCGACGGAGATTTGACAAACGGCTAAAAATATGCTAGGTTTTAACAGCGGTTTTACTTCAGCGACAAAACAGTGCTTTACTTAGCCTCAAAACAAATCCCGTGTAGTTATGTTGTGGACCCACGGGAGTGGGTCTCTGAGAGCCACGGCCCCCCCCAGGGCCGGATGTTGGCTCTCTGAGAAACCACCAATGTTTCTGCGCGACAGCGCCCAAAGAATAAGTCTTATGGTTTGGTTCTAAATCTGCTGAAAAGGACTCCTATGTACCGTCGAAAAATGAGCCGAGGCGAAAGCAAAAAGACCTTCTATAAAGGCGCACGAAACGTTAATCGGAAAAACTACGCTCCACAGTCCTCAGGCGCCGGCCCCATGAGGGGCGGAATCCGTCTGTAGGGAAATGGGTTGTCATAACCCAATTGATGCATGGCCCGGCGCTACTTCACCCAATGGGAAACGTCCATTGGTATTCAAACGGCCGGGCAACTTGTCAAAAGGGTTGCAGATAAGCTGTGGTCAATGTCTCGGCTGCCGTCTCGAAAAAGGTCGCCAATGGGCGCTCCGTTGCGTCCACGAGGCAAGCCTTCACAAAGAGAACTCTTTCCTAACTCTCACCTATGACGATAGTCATTATCCTTCAGGCGGTTCACTTAATCTTCGCGATATACAGCTTTTTCTCAAAAGGCTAAGAAAATCAATAGGACCTATCCGTTTCTTTCAAGTCGGGGAGTACGGGGACAAACTTCAACGTCCCCATCACCATGCTCTCATCTTCGGGTACGACTTCCCCGACAAGGTCCTCTATAAAAAAACACCCTATGGGAACCTCTCTGTCTCGCCTCTTCTCTCTCGTCTTTGGCCCCATGGATTCTCTACTGTGGGCGATTTCACGCCCCAGTCGGCGGCGTATGTTACACGCTACGCGCTTAAAAAAATTACAGGCCAAAAGGCTTCAGAACATTATCAAGGGCGAAAACCAGAATATGTAACCATGTCTCGGCGGCCGGGCATCGGCCGCGGTTGGTACGACAAATGGCAAAAGGATGTCTTCCCTAGAGACTATGCTGTTCAGAATGGACGTAAACTCAAAGTCCCTGACTATTACACAAACTTACTTGCAAAATCTGCTCCTGCGATGTATGATTCCATCAAGCAGGGCCGGCGCCTCATGGGTGAACGCTTCCGTAAACGAGAAGCTTATCTCAAAACACCCATCGACTCGTTCCGGCTTAAAGAGCGAGGGGAAGTCCTCGCGATACGTCTAAACGAACAAAAACGGAGTTACGAAAATGATCCTCAGAGTCTTCAGCGTGTATGATTCTAAATCTGAAAGCTATGACATGCCTTTTTATACTCGCATGTCTGGCGACGGCATACGGATGTTTTCCGATGCCGTTAAAAGCCCAAAATCACGCTTCAATGCACACCCCGGGGACTACACACTATTCGAAATCGGTATCTTCGACGACAACAAAGGTCTGCTCGTCGATAACAATGTCCATATTAACCATGGGAACGGTCTCCAATACATTAACGAAAATCCTCCCGTTCCAAAAATTGAGGTCCTACAAGGGGTAAAAAATGAACTCAGTAATGGTGCATGACTTCTCCAAGGTTCCTCCGGCTGAAATCCCCCGATCTCAATTCGATCGGTCTCGGGGTCACCTTACTACGCTACAAATGGGCGAAATCGCCCCCGTCTATCTGGCGCTCGCTTATCCCGGGGATACCTTTAATCTAAACATGACGGCTTTTGGCCGTCTTGCTACTCCTATCAAACCCTTGATGGATAATATCTGGATCGATTTTCACTTCTTCGCCGTCCCGATGCGTCTTCTTTGGGATAACTGGAAACGCTTCATGGGCGAACAAGCAAATCCAACCGACACTACCGACTTTCTCATCCCGCAGGTTACTTCGCCGGCTGGCGGATTCCTGACGGGCGGTATTGCCGATTATTTCGGCTTTCCCGTCGGTGTCGCTGGCGTTTCTGTCTCAGCTCTTCCCTTCCGTGCTTATAATCTCATTTGGAACGAATGGTACAAGGATCAAAATCTTCAACTCGCCGCTATTATTAATAAGGGCGATGGGCCGGATAATATTTCGGCCTATCCTATCCTTCGACGTTCCAAAGCCCACGACTTCTTCACCTCTGCTCTTCCGTTCGCTCAAAAAGGGGACGATGTTATCGTCCCCATTGGCTCTCAAGCGGTGGTTAACCGCTTTGATAATGCTCCCGGCTGGCGTGTGTTCCAAGCCGGAACCAATAATCTCGCTCCGGATAGCTCTGTTGAAGTCGCTGGCTCTGGACAGGGGAACCTGTCCGCAAGCTCTGGCACTATGCAAATCAGCTTGGCCCCTGCTCAGGGCCTGTATGCTGATCTCTCTTCTGCTGAAGCCATGTCTGTTAATGTCTGGCGTGAAAGCTTCCAACTTCAAAAACTTCTAGAGAGAGATAGCAGGTCGGGCTCGCGCTACACTGAGGTCGTACGTGCGCATTTCGGCGTCTTATCTGACGACGGAAGACAACAGCGGCCCGAATTCTTAGGGTCCGCTCGCGCAAATATCACCGTGCATCCCGTTCCTCAATCTTCTCCTACCGCCTCTGATCCTGCTACTGGTTATGCCGAAACTCCTCAGGGTAACCTGGCGGGGTTCGGAACTCTTTCTGTCAATAGCTCAGGCTTTACTAAAACGTTCAGTGAACACTGTATCGTTATGGGTGTGGCCTCTACTCGGGCGGATCTTCACTACCAACAGGGCGTATGGGCCGAATGGTCCTATCGCTCTAAATATGACTTCTACTGGCCCGCGCTTTCTCACCTCGGGGAACGCGCAATCAAAAACAAAGAAATCTACGCTCAAGGCACTGCCGTCGACGATGAAACGTTCGGTTTCCAAGAACGCTGGGCGGAAGCAAAATACGACAAATCGATCGTGAGCGGAAAATTCAACTCAAATGAGACCGGGGGAACCCCTCTCGATGTCTGGCACTTGGCTCAGGACTTCGGGTCTCTTCCTACGCTCAGCTCACAATTCATCGTCGAGGCGCCCCCTGCGGACCGCGTTTTGGCGGTCCCGAGCGAACCCCACGTATTATTGGACCTCTACTTCAAAGTTAAAGCCGCTCGGCCTATGCCGGTTTACTCTGTGCCGGGTATGATCGATCACTTCTAAATGGACGATGATTTATGTTCGATATTGGGTCTATCACCGCTGGCCTTGGTAGCCTTGTTGGTGGTATTTATGGGGCGGAAACGTCCCGCAAAGCCGCCAACAAACAAATGGAGTTCCAAGAACGAATGTCCTCCACTGCCTACCAAAGGGCCACCGCGGACATGAAGGCCGCCGGCCTCAATCCCATGCTTGCCTATCAACAAGGGGGAGCTTCTTCCCCCTCAGGGGCAAGCTACTCAATCGATAACGTCGCCGAAGGCGCGATTAGCTCCGCGCTCCAGGCTCGTAGGCTTAAAGCCGATCTCCTTGAAAGCTCTTCTCGTCGCGGCCTGATGTCTTCTCAAGAATGGGCCGCAATCAAACAAGGTGAGCTGGCGGAAGCTCAGGCGAACCTCGTCGAAGCGAACACCGTGAGCGCTAAAAATAAAGCTCAAGTCGAATCCATGTTCCCGAAAGCTTTCGGGTGGTACGACGCTATAATGGAACGCTTTGCTCCGTTAGGTAAATTGGGTACTCAAGCCGCTCTTGGCTACGGCGTTGCGAAGCACGCAAAATAAAGGGGAATCCTATGCGCAAGAAAATTATCTTTACTGAACCTTCTATGACTATTCAAAGCGAGGCCGCCGAAACGGATATCAACTTCCTAGTCGAGCGCGCTCGCAAAACGGGAGCTTGGACCTCCCGTAACACAAAAGATCCTATCTACCTGGATTGCGTGGGGCTTGGGGATTACCAAGCCTCTCTAGAACGCATCCAGACAGCGAATAACGCCTTCCAGGCGCTTCCGGCACGTGTCCGGGACCGATTCGCTAACTCACCTAATAAAATGGTGGAATTCCTCTTAAATCCCTCTAATCGTCAAGAGGCCATTGAACTTGGCCTCCTTAAACCTCCGGCAGAGAATTCTGCCGCTAAAACTCCAGAATCAAAGGATACGGCAAAGCCGTAATCCTGCATCTCCCTCAAACTGGTCGAAAGACCAAAAAGGCCCTCGGGTTACCGTTCCCGGGGGCCTTTTTTCATGTCACCCGGGGCAGGTGATCAGGGCCCCCGGGGCAGGTGATCAGGGCCCCCGGGGCAGGTGATCAGGGCCCCCGGGGCAGGTGATCAGGGCCCCCGGGGCAGGTGCTAGTTAACCTTACTTGATCTCAACTAGCACAACTAACACCAAACCTACATAAAATCAATACCCAAAAATCCTCCGACGGTAATTTGACAAAGGCTTCAAAATATGATAGGTTTTAACTGCGGTTTTACTTCAGCAACAAAACAACTCTAAATAACATCAGCCTGCTGTCTCTCTTACGGTCGTGGATATTGGGTGTTGGCAGGCTTGCCGTTGCGCCCCCCCCAGGGCGCGTTTACGGCGAGTCTGAACAACCAATGTTTCTGCGCGACAGCGCCCAGAAAACAAGTCTTAAGGTTTGGTTCTAATCTTGATTAAAAAGGACTCCTATGTTCCGTCGAAAAATGAGCCGAAGCGCAAGCAAACGCACCTTCTACAAAGGCGCCCGAAACGTTAATCGGAAAAACTACGCTTCTCAGTCAGGCGCCGGCCCTATGAGGGGCGGTATTCGTCTCTAGGTACATGGGTTGTCATAACCCAATAGACGCATGGCCCGGCGCTACTTCACCCAATGGGAAACGTCCATTGGTATTCAAACGGCCGGGCAACTTGTCAAAAGGGTTGCAGATAAGCTGTGGGCAATGTCTCGGCTGCCGTCTCGAAAAAGGCCGCCAATGGGCGCTCCGTTGCGTCCACGAGGCAAGCCTACACAAAGAGAACTCTTTCCTGACTCTCACTTATGACGATCGTCATTGTCCTCCAGACGGTTCACTTAATCTTCGCGATATACAGCTTTTTCTCAAAAGGCTAAGAAAATCAATAGGACCTATTCGCTTCTTCCAGGTCGGGGAGTACGGGGACAAACTTCAACGTCCCCACCATCATGCTCTCATCTTCGGTTACGACTTCCCCGACAAGGTCCTCTATAAAAAAACACCCTATGGGAACTTATCTGTCTCGCCTCTTCTCTCTCGTCTTTGGCCCCATGGATTCTCTACTGTGGGCGATCTCACGCCCCAGTCGGCGGCGTATGTTACACGCTACGCGCTTAAAAAAATTACAGGCCAAAAGGCTCCAGAACATTACAAAGGGCGAAAACCAGAGTATGTAACTATGTCTCGCCGGCCGGGCATCGGCCGCGGCTGGTACGACAAATGGCAAAAGGATGTCTTCCCTAGAGACTATGCTGTTCAGAATGGACGTAAACTCAAAGTCCCTGACTACTACACAAACTTACTTGCAAAATCTGCTCCTGCGATGTATGATTCCATCAAGCAGGGCCGGCGTCTCATGGGTGAACGCTTCCGAAAACGGGAAGCTTATCTTAAAACACCCGTCGATTCGTTCCGGCTTAAAGAGCGAGGGGAAGTCCTCGCGATACGTCTAGACCAACAAAAACGGAGCTACGAAAATGATCCTCAGAGTCTTCAGCGTGTATGATTCAAAATCTGAAAGTTATGACATGCCTTTCTATACTCGCATGTCTGGCGACGGTATTCGGATGTTCTCCGACGCCGTTAAAAGCCCAAAATCACGCTTCAATGCACACCCCGGGGACTACACCTTATTCGAAATTGGTATCTTCGACGACAACAAAGGTTTGCTCGTCGACAACAATGTCCATATTAATCACGGGAACGGTCTTCAATACATTAATGAAAATCCTCCCGTTCCAAAAATTGAGGTCCTACAAGGGGTAAAAAATGAACTCAGTAATGGTGCATGACTTCTCTAAGGTTCCTCCGGCTGAAATCCCCCGATCTCAATTTGATCGTTCTAGGGGTCACCTCACTACGCTTCAAATGGGCGAAATCGCTCCCGTCTATCTTTCTCTTGCTTATCCCGGGGACACCTTTAACCTAAATATGACGGCTTTTGGCCGTCTTGCTACTCCCATCAAACCGTTGATGGATAATATCTGGATCGATTTTCACTTCTTCGCTGTCCCGATGCGTCTGCTCTGGGACAACTGGAAACGATTCATGGGCGAACAAGCTAATCCGACGGACTCTATTGACTTTCTCGTCCCGCAGGTTGTCTCGCCGGCTGGCGGATTCCTGACGGGCGGTATTGCCGATTATTTCGGCTTTCCCGTCGGTGTCGCCGGCGTTTCCGTCTCTGCTCTTCCCTTCCGTGCCTATAATCTCATTTGGAATGAATGGTACAAGGACCAAAATCTTCAAATCGCCGCCATTATTAATAAGGGCGATGGTCCTGATAATAATTCGGCCTATCCTATCCTTCGAC